CAATACTTCAACTGGCTTGTATGTGCTTGTGAAGGTCCTGCCACTATCAGCGATATTAAGCTGAATGACAACCCTATTGAGAATTACGAAGAAGTTATTGTTGAGGTTCGCCCAGGCACCAACGAGCAGGATTGTATTGATAATTTTAACGATACTGTTCAGTCCAAGGCATTAAGTTATGAACTCAATAATAATGAATGGCGTACCGATGTTACCGATGGTAATAGCACGGAAGGTATTATTATCGACATCGAATGTTCTAACGGCTTGTATCATGCGAATGATAACGGCTCTCTCGGTACTGCGTGGGTTGATGTTAAAGCGGAGTGTGCTTTGGAAGGTACGGAAGACTGGATAACCATTACTTCTGGTAGCCCTGCATTAAAGCACAATAACCTTGGTGTGGTTCTTACTTATTCCACGGATGTAGGCACCTACACCGCGAGCGTTAGTTTTGACAACGACAAATATGTGGAAGACGAAGATGGTATTAGGGAAAGAAATCCGTATTACAACATGTACCGTATTCAAGTAGTGGAAAATACTGGTAAATGGTATAACCGTCAATATTTTCACGCTTACTTTAGTCCAGGCGAAACAGGAACCATTGATGCAGGACCGTTCCGCTTTAACAAAGCAACAATGGAATCCAAAGGTAGTGGTTATAGTACAACATTGGAAGTGTTCCAAAGCGGTCGCATAAGCGGGGCTAAAGCAGGTCCTGTTCGTAGGCAGTTTAGAGTTGACCATTTACCTGTCGGTAAATATAAAGTCCGCGTAACCGTTACTGCTCGTAGTGCTTCTGTAAATAGTAGTCGTGATGGGGTAAGGACATACTGGACAATGCTTTCTTCTGTACTCTATGAAGATTTCAGCTATCCTACGCGTGCATTGATAGGCATTAAGGCAAAAGCTACAAGTCAGCTTTCCGGAAGCACTCCTAAGTTAACTTTCTTAGTTACTCGCTCAACTGTGTGGGTATGGAATGCTCGTACATTAGCATTCGAAGAAAAGCCTGCAAATAATCCTGCGTGGGCTGCTTATGATTATGTTTGTGGTATCCAACGCCTGAAGAACATTCATACGGGAGAGTACGAATTTGAAGTTCGCGGTGTTCCTGTTGAGTATATGATTTATGACCAGTTCGAGGCTTGGGCAGAAAACTGTGAACTTATGGATTTACAAGTCGATATCATTATGTCGAATCCAGATACGTTCCTGCAGAGCGTGAATAAGGAAATCGCTTCTGTTGGACGTGGTATGGTTCTACAGTTCGGCACAAAGTATGGTTGCGTTTATGACCATAAGAGCCAACCCGTTCAGCTCTTTAACATGGGTAATATCATTGCCGGTAGCTTTGAACTTAGTTACTTGAGCACGGATGACAGAGCAAACTCTGTTGAGCTTACTTTCCAGAACAGGGATAAGGAATATGAGCGTGATACAATCGTCGCCTATGGTGATGGGTATGATACGCAAGACATTATTTCTAATCCTACTCAAATAACGATGAATGGCATTACTCGTTTTGAGCAGGCATACAGGGAATTGATGTTCCAACTCCACAGCAACCAAAAGGTTCAGCAGTTTGTAACATTCAAGGCAGAGCTTGAAGCGATTGGGTGCATGGTTGGTGACCAAGTATTGATTGCTCATGATGTTCCGCAATGGTCGCTTTCCGGAAGAATTGAACGTGTCGATGGTAATAGCGTTGTAATGCTTGCGTTGGATCCAGACGAGATTAAGCTGCAGGCGAATGAATATGCGTTGATGATTAGAACCATCAACAACAATATTTACACTTATCCAGTAGCTTCTGTTTCCGGAAACTATGGTTCTGTATTCGTAACCATAGCAGGAATCTTTAACTCTGAGGATATGCCACAAGCTAATGACTTGTTTGCTCTGGGGAAGGTCGATGCTACTGCTAAGCCTTTCATAATCCGTTCCATTACTCGCGACAATGATTTGGTTCGTACAATTTCCGCAATGCAGTATGTCGAGGGATTGTTTGAAGAGGAATATGACATTCCACAGCCAGATTATTCTTTGGCAGAAAATAATGAAGCCGTTAATGTAATAAACCTGCAGGCGTATCAAATCGCCTATAAAAATAAGGCAGGAACACAGCTCTGCAAAATGTTTGTGAGCTGGCAACTGCCTGAAGGTGCGTATGCTGATTATTTTACTGTACTGCTTTCTGATAACAATGGTTTGACTTATCGTGTGGCTGATACGACCATGACAATGGAAATTGAACTCGATACTCAACCTTTTACTGAATACTATGTGAAGGTAGTAACCAATGTAAGAGTGAAGCAGTCGAGTGGTACGATTTATGGACCTGTATCAGCTGGCATTGATGTTCCGCCGCCAGATGTAACTTTGCTTAATCATGAGGAACTGGCGGATGGTACAAGAAGATTTTATGTTGAATTTGAATATCCTAATCCTAACGACATTGCTGGTTTCGTATTCAGATATAACCAAGGAAGTTTCATCACATGGGATACTGCAGTTCCGCTTCATACAGGCGTTGTTACCGAGCAACCTTTTGAGACCAAAGCATTACGCCATGGCGTGCATACTGTGATGGTCAAGGCTGTTGACAATGCGGGGCAGGAGAGTGTGGGTGTAGCTTATGCACTTTTAAACTTAGGTGACCCGCTTGAAGACAATGTGCTTTATAGGGTTAAGCTTTCAGACAATAATTGGAAACTCGTTGTTCATGACGGCGTTCTCGAAACTGATGGAAGCATTACTGCTCAGTCGAATGTTGCGTTCTGGTTATCTCCGGAATCACCGATGTGGGTAAATCCCGATGCTCCGTTCTGGTTTGAGCGTTACGGTGCATTTGCCCTCGACTTTCTGACCATTGCACCTGCAAGCGGTCAGCTTTGGCTTAAATATGACATTACTGGTCCTGCCAAAATTGAGTATCGTGTTGTAGGGAACAAAGCGTTTTGGGATTCTCCGGAATCACCGATGTGGGAGGAAGAAAACTATGCGTTTTGGGTTGATGATGAATCAATGTTCAAGCCTTACACGGGTAAAGTTCTTGTAAAGGCTGGAGACCAAATTCAAGTGCATGTTACTGCTCCTGAAAACGTCTATGAAGAAACCATCGTAAAAGATTTAATGCTCGTGATTGATGTTCCTGATAGGCAGGAGCATTTTGAGGATATTTATATTCCGGAAGAAGGTTTATTGTTACCGCTTACAACACCTAATCCTTACACGATTAATGTTCATCTTGATGCTGTGCAAGGTAATAATGTTACCAAGGCTAAAGCAGAGATAATTACAAAAAATCCGTGCAAAGTTAGGCTGATTGATGAAAACAATAATCCTATTGCTGCCACGGTAGATATTACCTGGCAAGGTTTCGTGAAGGAGGTTTTGTGATATGAGTACCGCTTTTGCCAAAATTAAACAATTTCTGCAGTTCGCTGAGGCTCATAAAATTTACCAAAATAAAGACGGTGTCGTAAACCATAATGCGACACCGCAAAAAACTATCCAGGCACTTTTTGAAAATTGGAGCGATACCATTTTCGCAGTCATCCAACATTTTTGGCAGCCTAATAAATCTTATACTTTGAACCAAGTATGTTGGACACCTTCCATGCCTGCGAATACTATCGCAATTTGTACTGTGCAGGGCGTTAGTGGCGCAACTGAACCTGATTGGCCGACAATTGTAGGTAATACAGTTACCGAAGGTAGTGTTACATGGAAAATTATCGTAGCACATCCGGAAAGCTTACCTGCTAATGGCGGTGAAGCTGCTACTGCTCAAAACGCATTAAAGCTTGGCGGTCAAGTACCGTCTTACTATGCAGCAGCTGCTGAACTTGCGAAATATGCTTTGAAGGCTTCTCCTGCGTTGACTGGTACTCCTACGGCTCCTACTGCAGCTGCCGGCACTGCTACAACTCAAATTGCAACGACCGCTTTCGTTATGAATGCGATTAATGCGATTACCAGCCAAGGTAAGATTGTTGCATATAATCTTGCGCAGAATGGCTATGTAAAATGGGACATTGGTCTAATTCTACAATGGGGAAAAATTAGTGGTGCAAAAGACACCACGCATACTTTCCCTCTTAAATACTCAACACTATGTTTTGGTGCTGCGATTACATCAATCACTGCAGATGCATACGGTACTTGGATTCCAACAACATCATTGTCAAACTTTAAGTTAAACTTTTATAATACTGCACATTCATCAAAAGAAGCGTTCTTTATAAGCGCTGGCAAATAACAATGGGGAGTGTTAAATGTGGCCCCGCAAACATGGACATTTCCTGTTTCTTTCCAAAACAAAATGTATGTAGCCTGTGCAATAAAACAGGGAGCTAATAACGATTGGGTGCCATCATACCCTACTGTTATACAAAAAGACACAAATTCTACACTTGATATTAATCCGTTAGAAACCAATCCGACTGCACCAAATAAGTTGTTGTGCTTTGTTATCGGGGCGTAACAATGGGGATTATCTAACATCGCATATTCAAGTTCGCTGCAAACCATAAACTTCCCAGTAACCTTTAGTAACATTTATGCATTTGCTTTTTCAGGTGGCGATAATGGCAGTTATCAAACTACATCATGGAATGCAGATGGACAGTTAAAAATAGAATCATTAACAATAACATCTGCCCAAATTGCTTACTCTGGTCCTAAATGGTTTGTGGCAATTGGTAAGTAACAATGGGGTTCTGGTTCTGCTAACAGTGTATTGACGTTCCCCGTATCTGTAACAGCTGCTTATGTTGTAGTTACTACGTCTTATGGAGCGAATTGGGGTTATGTTACTGACTTAACAACTAAGTCGTTTAAAAATGCAAACAACTCTACAGCAATATATTGCTGTTTGTAAAGCGTAACAATGGGGAGCTTCTCAATGTGCCACAAATGCATCCAAAGAATTTACATATAATCTCACCTATACAAAGTGGAACTGTTTATTTGCAACGGGCGTAA